CTTAACCAAGCGCATTCAGTCTGGCCCCGATCTCAACAAAGCTACGCCAGAGTGGCGTGGTGCACTTAAAGCTCGAACCAAGTGGTTGTCTATTGCCAATGATCATCAAATCACGCCAAGTGGCGAATGGTGGTCGCTCCGGTTACTCTTGGCAGGTCGAGGAGCCGGTAAGACACGCTGCGCTGCTGAGTGGGTGTGGTGGGAGGCTTGGACTCAACCTAACACGCGTTGGCTAGTCTCAGCGCCTACAAGTGGCGATGTGCGTGATGTCTGCTTTGAGGGCGAGTCCGGACTGCTTAACGTAGTGCCTAACATTCTCATTAAGGATTACATCAAGTCGCTACATGAGATCAAACTCGTGAATGGGAGCATGATCAAAGGAATTGCAGCTTCTGAGCCTGATCGCTTTCGAGGTCCGCAGTTCCATGGTGGCTGGCTTGACGAGCTCGCAGCCTGGGATTACCTTGACGACGCTTGGGACATGCTGCAATTCGGCATGCGACTTGGCCAACACCCAAAGCTGCTATGCACTACGACCCCTAAGCCTAAGCCCTTGATAGTGGATCTCGTGAATCGCGATGGTGATGATGTATGTTACACCACAGCAACCACGTTCGACAACATTCAGAACCTTGCTCCTAACTTCCAGAAGCAAATTCTGCAATACGAGGGTACGAAGATAGGGCGCCAAGAGATCTACGCCGAGATCATCGACCCCGAAGAGTCTGGTATCGTGAAACGTGAATGGTTTAAGCTTTGGCCACATGAGAAGCCGCTACCTAAGTTTCAATTCGTGGTTCAAAGCTATGACTGCGCCACATCTGACAAGACTAAGAACGACCCGACTGCTTGCGTTGTGTTCGGCATCTTCAAACCTAGCGACGATAAGCCCCTGTCAGCCATGGTCATTGACTGCTGGGAGGAGCATCTGCAATACCCTGACCTGCGACCTCGTGTTGTGGAAGAAGCTACGTCAATCTATGGCGACGACAATGAGTTTGGGAATGGGAAGAAGGTCGATCTGATCTTGATCGAGGATAAGAGTGCCGGTATCTCCCTCATTCAAGACTTACAGCGTGCTGGCTTGAACGTAAGAGCGTATAACCCGGGCATGGCAGACAAGACGCAGCGTCTCAACTTGGTTGCGCCCATCATTCAACGCGGCTTGATTTACGTGCCTGAGTCCAGTGTGCGTGAAGGCGCAGCACGAGATTGGGTAGAGCCACTCATCAGCCAGCTATGTGCCTTCCCCGAGGTACGACATGACGACTTGGTGGATGCTACCACGCAAGCACTACGTTTATTACGCGATCAAGGTTTCCTTGTGCTTGATTATGTGTATAATGATTCTGATATTTACGTAGATGACACTCAACCGCGGAGAGTCAACCCATATGCCGTATGACGATATTGACCCAACTGATCTAGCTAGAATGCAAGCAGCAGTTGACTTCAATCGTTACGACGACGGTGCAAGCCAATTACAACGCAGTCCTTTTATGCAACAGGTCGGGCTCTTTGGTAAAGCAAAGCCTAAGCCTGTTGTAACTCCGAATCTATCACGACGCACGATGGGCCTAAACATTCCTACGCAGATGCCCGATCAATTGCCTGCCGTGATAGACCCTTTGGCAAAGCTTCCACCCGGAGGCCCTATTGCCGCGCAGCCGTCTGCATTGCCCCAAGCGCCTGCACCTGCACAGCCCGTTGCAGAACCTGTTAACCCATTAACCGCGCTTGCTAAGATGCCTATGTCAAGGCGTAAGTTCATGGAGATACCTGCTAACGCTGCAGTGTCGCATGTAGGTAAGCAAATCATGGGCGCCATTACGCCTACGCCTGCATCTGTGCCTACGCCTTCTCCTATAGAAACGGTCATGCCTAAGTTTTCAAGCAATGAAATTGCGAATAAGACAGGTGAGTACGTTGCAAGTGTCATGGCTAATCCTAAGTTTGCAACTGCGTACCATGATTTGCTACAAAATTCTGGTCTTGTCGATGAAGAAGACATGGCACGTTACACAGAGTTCTTAGAGAATAAACAACCTAACGCAATGTATCAAGACTTTGGGCAGTTTGACGACCTTCCTGAAGAATCACTTGCTAGATTTGCAGAGCAGTTTAGTCTTAATCACCTTGCAAAAGAAACAGGCATACCTATAAAAGAGTTTGAAAAGCGAGGCTTTACAGACGCTGACTTGCATGAGCTTTTATCAAGTATTGGGCAAATGCATAACTATCAAGAAAGTATTATCGAAGACGGGCGTGCCAAAGAAGCTGTGCGCAGTACTGTTATTGAAGATCTTAACTACAAAAAAGCTGTGAAGTCTGCGATTAAAGAGTTAGGTAAAGACGCAGACTACGAAGAGCTTATTGACTTGGCTAATGAGAAACTACAAAGCGAATACTTTGCAAAAACAAAAAGCTCGCAAGGCGCTACGTTCTTTGACAAGGTGTACGGCGCCGGGCTTATGAAGTACAGCATGCCGCAGCTTAAAGAAGTATACAACCAGGCGTTTGATGAATGGATCTTGCCTGAGATTGAAGGGCAAATCAACGATATATTGGACACTGACTAATGGCGCTAGTTTACGACGAACTTGGCAATGTCATTGGTGATGACAGCACACCTGATATTCCTACACGGCCTGATGTTGACGCCATGAAGTTTGAGCTGGCAAAGAAGAGTACACAGCCACAAATGTCCATTGGTGAGATGGGCTCTAACTTTCTTGGCAACCTAAAAGACTACGAGCAAAGACTTGGGCTTACAAACCTAAAGAAACTCGTAAGCCAGATTCCTGCAGTCAAAGCTGTACAGCCACTTGCTGAGGTGCCTATATCGTTAGCGTCAAGTGTACCTGCTGCGTTTTCATATGGGTATGTGCCACCCGGCTCGCCACGTAAAGCATACGATGAAGCTCAGGCTAGAGCTGCAGCCATACAGTACCAGTCTACTAATCCCTACACAAACCAGATGCTTGAAGATGTAAGCGAAGCTGTCAAAGGTTTACCCCCTTACATTGGAAATATGGGTGCTGCGCGGCTTCGACCATCTGACGTGCAAGTTCTAGGCAAGCAAGCTATTGAAACCGGTCGTGAGATAAGTAGCATCCCCGCAGACTTCCGCATGGCGCAACAAGGCCTAAAGCGTATGACTGATGAAGGCAAGCCTACGTACGGCGTGTCTATTCAACAAATGGCCGATGAGTTAGGTGACTATGCTGCTCGACAAAGAGCGCAAGGCAAGCCTACTGTCTCAATCCTTGGTGCTCAGAATCTGATGCCGGATACAAAGCTAAACGCTGTACGTAATGTGAATGAAGGCCAGTTGCTACGACCTGTTGATACGCGTACTGTTAAATTTGCAAACACAGACATTGCTTCAGAAGTAGGCATTGCAAAGTTTCTTGCAAATCTAGAAACTGTAGATCTTGCTGACCCGGCTCAAGTTACGCAGTCATATCGAGATCTATTTCTTAATAATCAACCTACTATTGCAAAAGCGCATGACACGTTTGTAGACGCAAAGATTCAAGAAGCTTATCCAAACATGTCTAGTACTAATGCAGTCTCTGCGTATAATATAGGCGTAAGCGCGGACCAACGCGCAAAAGATAACTTGCAATGGCTTAACGAGTTTACGCAATCCCCTGAAGCTCAAGCGCTTGCCACAACTGCAAATGCGCAATTGCCTACGCTCGCAGAGTTTGAAGATCGAGTAAAAGCGGCTGAGAGCTTTAAAGCTGGCCCGTTAATGAAGCAGATTGCAAAGTACGCAGGCACAAAAGAAGACCCGCTTTTGCAATCAGCACGACAAGGCTTTACAGTTTACTCGCCTTCTAATTTATTAGCATACAGACTTCCGCAAAACGCCATAGAGCGTGCGCGTAGAACCGCAAGACAGAACCCAGCAGGTGAGTACGCACAAGAATTAGCTGATTCAAACACAAAGCTTATTTCATTGAAAAATGAAATTGCAGAGCTTGCGCAATTACGTTCAACATATGCAATAGGCACGCCTCAGTATGACGCAACAACAAACAAGCAAACAGAGAAGCGCCGCGCGTTAGAGCGCGAAGAAGAGAATAATCAAAACATTCAGCTTGCAAAAGCGTATGAGTCGTCGTCTGACTTAGGTGTTATACAAGGCTCAGCTGGTAGCTTTAAAAATAAAATCCATAAGGCGTATCAGCAATTCTTACCTGGGTTAGAAAGCGCGCCTCAGGACTCGCCTATGCTTGATATTGAGCGCAACATATTTAACACAACAGGGATAGAGCTATTAGGGCATCAGTACATTAACGCAATCATGAAAGGCGAGATTCCGCCAAATCAGGTTAACAACATGTCTTTAGCTAAGTTTCTTAAAAAATCTGTTGAGCCACGTATTGCACAAGAGAAAGCAGAAAAGCTGGCTGACACTGCAAGACGTGAACAGTTTGATGCTAAAGTTCTTGAAGCTGCAACAGCAATACCTAATCATTTAAAGTTTGGCAACGTAGGCGCTGTTGAGCTTACTAAAGACATGCCTAAGCCAGAGTTAATGCGTAATTTTGCGCTTGACACTGAAGTACTTGACTTCTGTTCAGGTGAAGGCGGCAGTGGGCAAGGCAAAAAGCACTTCCTTACAAATGAAGAGCGTAGATACACGCCTGTTGTGGATTATGTAACAGGCACTACACCAATAGGCTCATCAGGTGTAGATCGCGGTTATGCAAGAAATGTTAAAAATGGCGACCAATACACTAGTATACGTGACTTAAGCACAGGGTACCCAATCGCTGCTATTGAGTTTGTCAGAACGCCAAAGTCAACCGCAACTGCGCCTAACTATAATCTGCATTATGTTAATGGGTACCTCAATGGTGAAATTAAACCTGAGTATCAGGCAGGCATTAAAGATTACTTAAATTCACGCGCATCTGAAATCGATAGCATTGGCGCGTACTTAACAAAAAACATTAGTTTATATGATCGCAACAGTCAAACTAGTGTGCACGCTGCAATGGATAAAGTGCGTATACCGCGCAGTAGTATTCCTAAAAGCGTAATACAAAGTGAGTTACCTCGATTCTTTGCAGCAGAAGATCTTCAAGATTTAGTACCTACACGAGAGCCTACTGTCAGTTACCAAGGCGATTTAGAAAGCTTACGCCTACAAAAAAATGAGTTGCAAGATCGTATAAACAACGGGCACTACGCTAGTGTTGATGAGATTGATCTTGCGCAGATGCAAATTGAAGAGTTTGATAGAGAGATAGAACGCGTTGAGCAGCAGATTGCTGAGCAAGGCCAGCAACGCCCTCGTAGATTGCCTGACATATTTGCACCTGATATTACGCCACAGATTGGGCAAGTGCTTCGTGACTTAGTTGAAAGTGAGCGTCGTATATTAGCAAGCAATATAGTATTAGATAATCCTACAAATACAGGGTTTGCAAGAGGGTTTTTTCAAAATCTTCTTACAGAAGTACTAGAAACTAACCCTGTTGCAGAGCGCCCATTTGACTTCATCTCTGAGTTAAACAGGCTTTTAGCAAATCAAGCAAACGAACGCCCTGCTATTCAACAATTACGTGCTTTGGCACTAATGATAGAGCAAAGATTGGCTGACTTTGGTATTCAGTATGACGTTAACCCTGACCTTTGGGAACCTGAGCCTGAAATGCGTATGCCTGTTGCGCAACAACCTGCGCCTAATCCAGACATGGCTGCGTTTATGGTAGCAGAATACGAAAACGCGGTAGGCGCGCTTGATATGCCTAACCCTGAGCATACACAAGAATTGGTAAACAACTTTAATAGACTATATTGGGGCGCAGCAGAAGATGCTAACCCTTATTTACGCCCTCGTGAGTTTATAGATGCTTTGCATGCGCGTTGGGTGGATGACCCTATGGAAGACCCAGATCTTACTCGTGCAATATTTGCGCTTAGACAAAATGTTGAAGAAAGATTAGCACAACAACCTGCACAACAACCGCCTGCAGCGCCAGTGCAAATTGAGTATGACTTTATTGTAGACAACGTATTAGACAATGAAAGGCCACGTGCGCAAGTACGTAAT